GGAAAAAACCAACTTTCAAACCGGCTGATATGTATGTGAGTTCTGCCGAACGAGAAGGACCCACTACTGGACTCGTGGATCTTAAAAAACAAGAAAATTATTTGATGAAAAAAGCCCAAATGAATGGAATTCAATGGGGTAATTCTGTCACAGACGATGAGCGTGAGCACCATATGAAATTTGTGGCGAATGCTTTTTCTGATTTAACTGATATTTTAGGACTTCCACCCGAAATGGGATCTTTTAATGGGAAGCTTGGGGTCGCTATCGGTGCGCGTGGAAAGGGAAATGCACTTGCTCATTATGAGCCAGACAGGCAAGTGATCAATCTCACAAGGAAATCTGGCGTAGGATCTCTTTCGCATGAGTGGGGACATTTCTTTGATAATGTCTTAAATAAAGTCCATGGTCATAAACCAATGTCGTCTTTTGGCAAACCGACAAGGCAGTATATGTCTGGCAGACATAAAATTGTCAGTGAATCAAAATATGTTGATGGTAAATGGACTCGCGTTGAATTTGTTAAATCCGACGTTGAAAAGGCGATGGATTCTTTAATGACATCCGATGCTATGAAGGAATTTAGGTCGCGGATGAACAGTAAACTCAGGGATCTTTCACATAAAATGATGATTAATACTGATTACTGGCGTTCGGACGTTGAGGTATTTGCACGTTGTTTTGAAAAACATATCCAACACAAATTGGAAGCTGCGGGGAGAAAAAATACCTATTTATCAGGTATCGCCGGAGCTGATAAAGAAGGTGGCGGATTATGGCCAGGGGACGAAGATGCAAAAGCTTTAGCTCCGCATTTTGATAAACTTTTTGAAGTATTCCGAAATTCAGAGTATCTCAAGAAAGCACTTAGCTTTTTATTAGATTGAAATGCCACTCACTAAAGATCAATTAAGACGGATTCAGGATGCTATTCAAGCCAGAATGCTCTCTTTTAGCTTTGAGACGCTGGGACCCGCTGCATTAACCATGGCTGAAGTTGAAAAGCTCAAACGAATGGGACTTATTCGACCTTCGGTGAAAAACCTTGTGACTGATTCGTATATCCTGGGAAAATTAGTTAAGAAGCTTGAAAAAGACAGAGTGAGAGATATCACTTATGATTCGGTTTTAAATGCAGCCCGAAACCTTCCCGCTCAAACAAGGGTTGAAAAACAAGCAATTCAGTATGCTCAAGAACACGCAGGTCAATACATTCAAAGACTCACCGATGAAATGATTCGGGACACCGCGTCTTTAACTGCAAGGGGTCGAATGACCGCTCTGAGAGCCACGCAAGAAGGGGTCGCCGAAGCGGTGGCAGAGCGAGAGACAATTTCTCAACTCAAAACAAGACTTTTTCATACGTTTGAGGACCGGAATAGGGATTGGCAAAGAGTTGCTCACACTGAAATGAATACCACTATTCAGAATGCAATTTATAATGACATTCGAGAAGCATCCGAAAAAGGGGGCGCTCAACTTGTCTATAAAAGACCCAATCCTGACGCTTGCGAGCATTGCCGTCGTGTTTACCTTGAAGACGATGGGATTACTCCCAGAGTTTTTAAGCTTAGGGATCTGGCAGATAATAATGTGGGAATTAAAGCTCGGAACTGGCGAGCCACAATTGGCTCAGTGCATCCTTGGTGTAATTGTCAGCTTTTGGTTCTGCCAGACGGGTATGATTTTGAGAAACGAAGGGTTATAGTTGACCCATTTGAAGGCCACAAACGCGGAGAAATTGTTTCAGAAAAAGAATTTAGTGGAATGAGTAAAGAGAAACAAAGCAATATAGGCTGGGACGCTATTCTCACTCATACTGGAAAAACGGCTACACCTTCCGAATAGGGAGTATCAGGGGGATTTATATATGCCACGCACAAGCGGATCACATAAGTATCTATACCGAAAAGGCACACCAGGTAATTATAGGTATTTTTATAAGACGCCTGACGGAAAACATAAGGAAATGGACCGCGAAGAAGGTCAAAAACAACACGGAAGTCGTCTCGCTGCCGGTAAACATCACGGCGTTCACGCCATGGGTTTTAAAGAAATGGCAGACGAAGTTTACGGTGCCGGTCACTCAGCCGATCAAAAGCAGAGAATTAATTCCAGACTTCAGAATATGAAGGCAAAGGCAAAGGCTGGCAAAGATGCTCATGGCCACCATGAAGCTGAAATTTCTGAAGCCGCACACCCACACACCCAATTTGACACAGATACCTATAAAAAAGCCCATGAAACGATAGCCGAAAAGGCTGGTGTAGCTCACGACTGGCCGTATTCTCCTGAGAAAAAAGAAGCCCCTTCCAAACCTGAAGCCCCCAAAGAAGAGAAAAAACCTGTAGTTTCCATGGAAGAAGCTAAGGCCGCCGCGAAAAAGAAGCGTGGCAAAATGCGGGGCTGGAAGGTGAAGGTTGAGATCACTGGTCTTGCGGGAACCGATGTCAGAGAGCTTGATATTCAAGCAACAAGTCAAAGTGTTGCAGAACGTAAAGCCTGGGAGACAATTGGAGATCGAACTGGTCATGTAGTTTCTTCGCGTGAAGCTGGTGAAGCTGCAAAGCCCAAAGAGAAGTTTGAAATTACAGAACCTAAGAAAAAAGAATCCCCAAAGAAACCCGAAGCTAAACCGAAAAGTAGACAAGAAGAGCTTCTTGGAAAACTCAAAGGTATCGGTATTGATTTAGGTGGCGCACCTGAAGAAAAACCCGAAGTGGTCAAAGAGTCGGTTAAAAAGATTTCTGACGCAGCTAAACAGGCAAAGGCCCTAAAAAAGAGTCCATCCGCTCCTGGTGGAACCGCTTCAGCCGCTTTGGCTGTGGCCGAACCTGAATTTGCAAAGTCAGAAAAAGACCTAGCAGAGTCCATCGAAATTCAGGCGAAAGGTGAAAATCCTTATTTGAATAAAGCGAAGTCCATCTTTGATAGAATCAAAGGAGATATCAAACCTGACCGAGTGAGAAAAGTTGAGCATTTTCTTAAAGCTCTCGAACAGGTTGGACCCACTGACAGAGTCGCTTTATTTGCAGCGTATAAGGCCAGCATAGGCACAAATGTAAAGGATCTCCCAGAAAGAGACTTTGAAAGTGCCACCTTTCACACGTTTGATGAAGTCCTTAATAATCCGCCTATTGATCTCGAAGTTGAGAGAATGAAACGTGGTTATGCGGCGAAGCAATTTGCAAGGTCAAAACCTTATTTAAGTGCTAAGTTCACAAGTCAATATCCTTCAGCGCCGCCCCCAATGCCAGTTTTCAAAGATTTCAAATCCGCAAAAGAAGGGGAAAGAACGGCCCTTCAAAAGAAAATAAATCCTAATGCAAAACAATTAGTGCCGGATGAAATAACTCAAAATGCTCCAAAAGGACCGGATGGAAAACCAAAACTTCCGCCTGATTGGATGCCAATTCATTTAATGCCGATTTGGAATTACATTCATGCAAAGACAGACAATCCCTATGCCACTCAAGCTCCCAGTGTGAGTCAGGGCGATGTCTCAACCTCTACGACTGCCGGTTATCAGGAAGGTGTGGCTCTTAACGCGGTGAGAAAATACATTGCCATGAGAAATCAAAGGGGAAAATATTCCAAAGAAAAGGGCGATTATAAAACTCAATTAGTCGATATTCCAAAATCAAAGCTTTCAGAAGTGGGCTTGGCTCATAAAGATATTTTCAAAGCAGATTTGAGTTCTGACGCAGAACTTAAAAATATTCTTAGATATAAAATCATTGATCCCGTGGCTCTCGTTCCTTTTATCGATGCAGAATTGGGGAATAAATCTGTAAAGAAATCAATCGTATTTGTCGTAGATGATAATGAACGATTCGTTCCGAGAGCCGAAAAAAGAAAATCTATGATTGAAGAAATAAGAAGGTTGCGGAATGGTCGGGAAATTGGATCTAAAATGTCCTTGGTGTGACGATAAGATTATTAAATCTTATGACGCGGAAGTTAAATTAAGGACAAAGCTCGTCAAGTGGACAAGTGAGGGGATGTTTGCCGTTTGCAAGTCATGTGGAAAAGACGTGCCGGTTGATCCCGAAATTTTAAAATCCATTCAAATGAATTTTGTGTATGAAATTAGTGGCTAAACGCAACATTGTTGTGTAATACTTGAAATAATAGGTTTTTAAAACGCCCCAACAAAGACTCAAAGATTGACGGAGTGGTTGGGAGAGTCGGAGTTGGGCATGAAACCTCTAGATTTTTTTATTTCTGAAGACGCTTTTCGCGTATGGCTCCCCGAAGTCGATTTCCTCGAAAAAGGCACCGAAGACGAAAAATTTAATTCCAGACAAATGACCGGCATTATGTCCACCGAATCCTTGGATCGACAAGGTGAATCAGTTGTTTCAAAGGGATTAGACTTTAAAGATTTTCTTCAATTCGGTCACTTCAATGATAATCATTCTCAAGCCACTTCGGCCATTGTGGGTTTTCCCGAAGCCGTTCAACATTATGATGACCTTGGAACAATTAATGAAAAATTAAAAGGTGTCCCAGGATGGACTTGTAAAGGATATGTAATAAAGGGAACTCGCCGCTCAGAAGAAATTTGGGAACTTGCCAAAGCCCTTCAAAATACCCCACGACGTCTTGGATTTTCAATCGAGGGAAAAGTTTTAAGACGAAAAAATAAGATTATTGAAAAAGCTAAAATACGAAACGTGGCGATCACAAATTGCCCAGTGAATACGGATGCCACTTGGAATGTTTTGGCTAAATCTTTTTCAGACGAAGAGACTGCAATAAAAGCTCTCAGCGCGGGAGTTGGAACTTCGCCAGGCGCTCAAACTAATGGCGGAGCACTCAGAGTTGAGTCTCTTGATTCGGATGAAAAAGTTCAAACATATAAGAAAAGAAAAAAGGCAATTGAGCGAGCCTTAGAAGTTGAAGATTTGGTTAAATGTATGGACATTGTTTTGGAGTTGCGTCCTAATTTTAGCGACGATGCAGCGGCGCACTTCGTAACTTATCTCTTTAAAAAAGGGGGACGAATATGAGTGAGCAATTAGGGCGGCTTGTGAATCCTGAACAAATAGTGATTCACGATGCTCCCGAACAAACTGTGAGTGCCATTCTCACGAAACAAGATGAGATAATCGATCTTCTTAAAGCTCTCACCGCTAAAATTGACGCTGACTCCGGTGATACCGGTGGCGACGCTGACTATAGCGATCTGACCGCAGCTTTAAATAAAGTTTCATTATCTCTTTAACTCTTAAAGGAGTGGAAAATGGAAATAAAAAAAGAAACCGTGGAAAAGGCACTCGAAAGTCTTGAGAGCCATTTGCCACAGGAGACTGAGGAAGAAGTTGAAAAATCTTCTGCTCAGGACCTTGACCAGCCTGAAGGGGCTGACTTAGGTGCTCCTGGGAAAAAAATGAGTGATGCCTCGCCAAAGGGCAAAGCAAAAACGAAGAAGTCTGAAGATGGCGACGAAGACGACGAAGACGAAGACGAAGACGAAGAAAAATCTTTCGCCAGGGATCTCCCAGATGAGATTCAAACGAAGATTGAT